CTTTACCTTCAGACACACAAGGAGCAGATTCACGCTTACAAGTACGCTTTTACAAGAAATCCGTACAACAAGAGCAGGAATCTATAGACGCTGGCAGACCAATTTACAAAGACTTTGATTTTGTACACATCTGCGTTGCTGGGGATACCCTAACTGAAATCGACACTTATGCGCTTCAAAACCATAAGCAGCGTTTCCCTATTCAATGGGCTAATTACATGAATAGACAAGGAGCGCATGACGAGGAAGTGGTTGGAACGCCTTTATCGGAATGGCCTTTAGTATCAAAAAGCCAAGCCGAAGAATTAAGGGCAATTAAGTTCCAAACGGTAGAATCTATTGCAAATGCTTCAGATCAGCAGTTACAGCGCATGGGAATGATGGCAGGAATGTCACCTTATGCGTTTCGTGACAAGGCAAAGGCATTTTTAAATCTAGCAACAACAGCGGCAGAAACTGATAAGCGTGAGAGTGAAATTAACGCTTTGAAAGAAGAACTTGCCAAAAAGGAACTAGAAACTGCTAAAATAAAGGCAGAAACAGATGCGAAGTTAGCCCTAATGCAAGAGCAAATGGCTACTATACTTGCTGCTGTTGGTGAAAAGAAACCCCGTAAACAGAAAACGGTAGCCACAGAGGAAGCCTAATATGTCATCAACAATGCTCCAATTAGTACAGCAAGTCACCGCTGAACTTAACTTAGCCGTACCTACTTATGTGCAAGGCAACACAAACCAAGATGTGCAACAAGTCTTGGCTTTGATGAACCGTGCAGGGTACGACCTTGTTAAAGAACACAATTGGCAAGCATTGGAGTTGGAATATCGGTTTTACACCACAGCAATAACCACGACTTGTGACACTATTGCCAATACTTACAATCTGTTAAATGTTGGCAATGTCACAGGTTTGGATAACACTTATTCAATCGTTGGCACAGCTATTCCCCAAGATACCTATGTGGAATCTGTTGCAGGGTCAACGGTAACTGCTAGTCAGTTAGCATCTTCTACAAGCGTTGGCGGTACAGTTACCTTTAGTAAGACTATTTACCCATTGCCGCCTGATTACGAAACAATCACAGACAATACCCATTGGGACAAAACTAAACATTGGCAAATGCTTGGGCCAGTTGACGCACAGCAATGGCAATGGCTTAAATCAGGCTATATTTCAACAGGGCCTCGTGTCCGTTGGCGTATTCTTGGCAATCAATTTGAAATATGGCCGCCCTACAATACCCTAGAATACTTAGGTTTTGAATACCGTTCTAAGGGATGGGCGAGAAGTGCTACCAATGCTGTAAAAAACAGTTTTACCGCAGATACAGACACAACCGTACTTGATGATTCAATCATTGTATTGTTGACAAAATTAAAATATTTCCAAGTTAAATCGTTTGACACTACTGCATTGCAGCAAGATTATCAGCGTTATTTAAGCGTTGCCAAAGCCAACGATAAAGGCTCTGCTACCCTTTCTTTTGCACCGCAACCAAGTGCTGTGCTTATTGGCTGGGCTAATATCCCTGATACTGGCTACGGCAGTTAATTATGGCAGTCGCTAAAGGTCGCACAGCCGTAACTACTAGCTTACCTGCCCCTATTGGGGGGTGGAATGCTAGGGATTCTTTGGCTGAAATGAACCCACTTGATGCGGTTCAGATGGTCAACTTCTTTCCTACGCCTACCGATGTAACGCTAAGAAAAGGCTATACCAAGACTTCAACTGGCATTTCAGGTGCAGTTCTAGCCTTGATGAATTACAGCAGCCCATCCGTAAATAAGATGTTTGCCTCAAATGCCACCATTATTTACGATGCAAGCACTTCTACGGCTACCGCAAGTCTTACTGGCAACACGGATGGCAAGTGGATTCACACCATGCTTACAACGGCTGGTGGCTCGTTTATGCCAGCCGTAAACGGTGTAGACCCTATGGTCGTATATGACGGTACGCTATGGTCAAGATCAGCCACCACAAGCACAGCACAGACAATTAGTACCATTACAAGGGGTGGCACGGGAAACCTGACAGCGACCCTTACAACGGCTGTAGCGCATGGTTTAGTAACTGGTAATACGGTTACGGTAGCTGGCGCAGTACCAGCCGAATTTAATGGAACTTATAGAATTACCGTTACAAACGCAACGACTTTTACCTACACAATGACAACCGCACCTAGCGGAAATGCGTCTACCGTAGGCACTTATACCGTTAAATACTTTGTAACAGGGCTAAATTCCAACCAGTTTGCAAACATTAATTTGTTCAAAGAACGCCTGTATTTTGTGCAAAAAGACAGTCTTAGTTTTTGGTATTTACCCGTAGATTCAATCAATGGCGCAGTAACCGAGTTCCCTCTTGGCGGTATCTTTAAAAAGGGCGGCTACCTGCAAGCAATGGGAACATGGACTATTGATGCTGGTTACGGGGTAGATGATCTAGCCGCTTTTGTTACTTCTAACGGTGAAGTCGCTATTTACAAGGGATCAGACCCTTCCGACCCTAATGATTGGGCGTTAATCGGTATTTGGAACATCGGACAGACTTTTGCCCGTAAATGTTTATTTAAATACGGTGGCGATCTGCTACTTTTGACGGAAGATGGTCTTGTACCCTTATCCGCAGGTCTGCAATCTACCCGTTTAGACCCCCGTGTCAACATTACAGACAAGATTTTCTTTGCTATTAGCCAAGCTGCCGATTTATATGCCAATAATTTTGGCTGGCAAATCAATTACTTTGCCAAAGTTAATATGCTGATCGTTAATATCCCTGTAACAGGGGGTTCAGAGCAGTATGTAATGCACAACATTACAAAGTCTTGGGCAAGATTCACTAATATCAACGCAAATTGCTGGGAATTAAGTGGTGATGATATGTATTTTGGTGGAACAGGCTTTGTAGGTAAGTTTTATGACACTTTTGCCGATTCAGGAACAAATATTACAGCTTTCGTTCAGCAAGCGTATTCCTATTTTGACAGTCGTGGACAGCAAAAACGCTTTACCTTGGTTCGCCCAATCCTTCAGACCGATAACGGCTTACCTACCGTGCTTTGCGGTATAAGTACCGACTTTGATACCGTAAATTTAACCAATCAAATATCGTTTAACCCGTCAATCTTGAATACAGGTGAATGGGATTTAGACACATGGGATAACGCCAATTGGGGCGGTGGTTTGGTAACAACTAAGGTATGGCAGGGCGTGACTGGATTAGGCTATGCTGGCTCAGTTAGTATGAATGTGGTATCTCAGCGCATTGAGTTTCATTGGGCTAGTACCGATTTTGTAATGGAGCGTGGGGGAATCCTGTAATTGCGATCAGTTACTACTGAAAATCAACAGTACATGGGCGATTGGCTGGTACGCATTTTGAACCATCCATTACCCGAAACTACGCAATGTATAGGACAACTTAAAGACGGTAATTTAGTAGCAGTAGCAGGATATACCAATTTTATGCCAAAAGCCTGTGAAATACACATTGGCAGCGTTGGCGAAAATTGGGCAAGTCGGGATTTTTTGTGGGCAGTATTCGATTACCCCTTTAATAAATTAGGTGTTAGCGTTATACTAGGGCAAATTTGTGGCGATAATGAAGATGCCTTAAAATTAAACCGACACCTTGGTTTTAAAGTGGTAGCTGAAATACCTGATGCCCATATGGATGGGGATTTAGTAATTATGGCTATGAAAAAAGAGGAGTGTCGGTTTCTTAACATCCGATGCCCTCTAAACAAGGGAGAATGACATGGGTGGTGGTGGATTTTTAGGATTAGGCCCTGCGCCAAGCGCACCTGCTGCGCCTGACTATTCAGGAGCGGCTAGAGAAACTGCGGCAGGTAATGTGGAAGCTGCCCGTGTAGCTACTGCTGCCAATCGAATTAATCAAGTTACGCCATACGGTAGCCTTACTTATACACAGTCAGGTACAGACCCCTACGGCAATCCCACCTATACCGCTACACAAGCATTAAGCCCCGATCAACAAAGATTATTAGAAACACAAAATCGAATAAGTGGCAGTTTAGGCGATGTAGCTACTAAAGGCGTAAGTTATGTTGAGAATATGCTCAACACCCCGTTTAATACGGCAGCATTACCTACTACTGGTTTTAACCCTAGCCAGTCGTATCAAGATGCGTATATGCAGCGTTTACAGCCGCAAATTACGCAAAACCGTGAAGCATTGCAACAGCAATTAGCCAACAAAGGCATTGACATTGGCTCTGTAGCGTATGACCGTGCAATGCAGACACAAGCACAGCGTGAGAACGATTTACTAGCTGCCGCTACTACACAAGGCTTTGGCGTTGGTCAGCAAGCCCGTCAACAAGCCTTGCAAGAACAAGCCTATCTGCGTAACGAACCACTTAACACCCTTTCTGCGGTGCGTACTGGTTCACAGGTAACAGGCCCACAATTTGTTAATTCGTTTAATCAAGCGACAACGGCTGGCCCTGATTTGTTAGGTGCTGCTGGTATGCAATATAACGCCCAAATGGGTGACTTTAATGCCAAACAAGCTGCACAAGCCAACCTTAATCAAGGCATATTTAGCCTTGGCGGTGCAGCTTTAATGTCTGACATTCGCACTAAAGAAAACATTAAACACATTGCTTGGTTACCTAATGGTTTACCCGTATATACATATGAATACAAAGATGAATTTAAGGATCACCCATTAGCAGGTCACGGAACGCACATAGGCGTGATGGCACAAGAAGTAGAAGTTATGTACCCTAATGCTGTAATAACCCTTGATAACGGCTATAAAGCCGTAGATTACGGACAATTATGAACTCATACATTATGCCAATGCAGCAACCCCAAGACCTTGGCGGTTTAAGCCCATATTTTCAAAATATTGCACAGCAACAAGCCATGCAACAACAAGCTATGCAACAAGGTTTAAACCTAACCAATCAAGCAGGAATGACGGTTGATGGCAAGCAAGCTGGTGCTGGATATAACCAAATTGCTATGGCTAATGCGTTGCGTAAAAAAGACCGACCTGCGACTGTAACGGATTACAGCCAACCTATGCCTGATGCTCCTGCATATACCGATCCAGCATACCAATACGCAGGATATTAATATGGCTACATTACCAGCAATCAATCTTGGCGGTAGCAATTTACCACCCGAAATCTTAGGGCAGCAACAGCAATTAAACCGCCAGCAACAAATGGCGCAATTGCTTATGCAACAAGGTCAGCAAATGCCGTCAGGTCAGATGGTTAGTGGGCGTTATGTTGCGCCTAGCTTCTTTCAATATGCTGCGCCTTTATTTCAAACATATACAGCTAAAAGCCTTGCAGAAAAAGGCGATAAACAAGCACTAGAGTTAGCCGCTGCATTGCGTAAGCGTTACGGTGATGAATTAACCGAATACCAAAACTTAGTCAATCCAAGACAAACGGAAATGGCAGGGCCTACCCCTACAGGCGCACCATTAATGTCAAATGCGCCTGATCGTCAAGCTGCTAACTTGTTTGCTGCAAACGCATATAACCCTGCATTGCAAGCTGTTGGCATGAAAAATTTAACGCAAGGGCCTAAATGGGAAAAAGCCAGCTTTACTGATGAGAAAACAGGCAAAACCCGTGAAGGTGTTATTGATGTTAATTCACCTGACCCAATTAGCACTTTCCAAGTTGGTGGTGTTAAGCCTGAAATGTCTGCTTATGAGCGAGCAAGTCTAAACTTAAAAGCTGGCGATCAAGCTATTTCAAGAGCAAACCTTTACTACAACACAGGTATGGGTGCTGGTGGCGGTGGAGTACCTACTGGCGCACCAATGGGCAATGCCCCTGCTGGCGCACCAATGAACGCTCCTACTGGAGTGCCAATGGCAGCACCTACAGGTAATGTTTCTGCTGCTGGCGGTATGCCAATGGGTAACGCACCTGCTATGCCAATGGCCAATGCTCCACAGCCACCAAAAAACAGCTTTACTCCTGCCGTACAGCCGCAATATCAATACAATCCGACTATATCGCCAAAAGCCAACCAAGAAGCAGCAGCTAAATTTAGCGATGAATTAGCTAAAAATCAACGAAACGCTAAAGATAGTTTTGATTTAATGAAATCAGCTTCAAGCTTGTTGAGTTCAGAAGCACCAAGTTCAGGCAGATTGTCTAATATTGTGACTGGCACTAGAGAATTTTTTGGTGGCGGTGGCGAAGCATCTAAAGCTGATGCAAGATTAACTCTGTTGTCAGGTGCTTTGACAATGAAGCAGCCAAGGTTTGAAGGCCCACAAGGTGTAATGGATGTTATTTTGTACCAAAAACTTGCTGGTGATTTAGGCAATCCAAACATTCCAATTGCTTCACGCTTGGGAACTATTGAGGAAATGATTGATTTGCAGAAAAAATATTACCCTGAAGGTAATTGGGATAGCATTAGTACAAAAACCAAAAGTGACGTTAAAACTGAAGCTGCTAGATCGGCTGGCAAAGTATCTGTTGGCGCACCGCAATATGCTAGAAATCCAGCAACTGGTGAACGCATAGTGTCTACAGATGGCGG